GCTTTTTTGCGTTTTGATGTGCCTCAGCTGCGTATCACTTGTGCATCATTTCCGCTCAGTTTGGAAGACTGCCGGACGCAGCCTTCATCCGCGCCATGATCTCCGGCAGTCGGCGCTGGACCGTGGCGCGGCCCAGAAACAGCTCTGTTGCAACGTCTACCTGAGGAAGCTTATCCACAAAATAGAGCTGCGCGATCTTCTCATTTTCCCGGCCAAGATTGGCCTGATAGATCACGGCCTCCATATCCTTGCGGGTCAGCCTGCCCAGCTCTGGCGGCAGCTTGGCCCGCGCCTGCGGCGACATACGCCCCGCCTCCTTACTTTTCCTTGTGATTCAGCACAGCGATATTGCCCTTGTTGCTCACTTCGAGATCCAGCGCGGCGGCCAGATCGCGGACCTTGATGTAGTTCGTGCCGTTCTTCAGGATGCGTTCGACGGTGATTTCTTTACCGTCCACGATGATCTTGCTCTTTTCGACCACTTCTTTTTCCCCCTCTCCGTTCTTTCCGTCTTCGAGGGCCATCACGGTATGGCCCTCGCTTACCAGTACGTCCCCGCGCAGGAGATTGGCGTCCGTCGTCAGATACTTGCTGCCGGTCAGCAGCTCAAAGTCTCCCGTTGCGGGCCAATCGTGCAGCATACAGTAGGTAGTGCAGCTGTTTCCCTGCCGACGGTAGAGAGCTTCGACCGACGCGCAGCCTGCGGCCACGGCGCAGAGCATCATGAGCGCGGAGCAGTCCGTCTCCACGGGCTTTGCGATCCTGCTCACGTCCCATCCGACGGCTCTGGCGGCCTCATACGCCGTGTTCCGGTCGGCCATGTCGTATCCGATATTCCGGTTTTTAATTGCTGCCTCGCACGTCTGCGCGGCCAGCTCGGCCTTTTTGCGGCTCTTGTAGCGCAGGACGCCGAGCCAGCGGCCATTGTACCAGCTGGAGATATTCAGCTCCCGCCCGGTCTGGTTGCCGGGCTGCTGGTTGCGTCCTCCGGTTTCTCCAAGACTGGCCTGCCCAATTTTGATACTCATGCCCGCTCACTCCCGTACAACTCGTGGTGCAGCTGCAGCACGGCGGCCTCGATCAGCTTATCGATCGTTTCCACATCAAATTGAATGCCCTTCTCGGCGAGGAAGTTCACGACATACGCCTTTTTCGCCGCGCCGTCCGTCGCGGTGTACAGCTGCTCCGCTGCCTTTACGCCGATCTCAACGTAAGTGCGGAGCGTTTGCAGCTTGTCCGCATCGATCTTGGTTTTGAGCCACGGGATCAAAAATGCCGAAACGAGCGCGCTGATGAGCGCGATCACTGCCGAGATGATCTGTGTGTAGTCCATATGTAATTACTCCTTTCGCTATTCGACTGTTTCATTTTTCTTCGCAAAAACCCGCTTGAAGGCAAGCAGGCCAAGCTCTGTGATGGTTGCCCAGCCGGTAAAGCCGAGCACGTCGGACAGGTCGATCGACGCGCCGAGCTCCGGGCTGCGGATGACTGCAATTAGGACGGCGACGGTTTTCAGAGCGCAGGCCCAGACAATTACCGTCGTGATGAGCTGGAGCAGATACACAACAATGGTTCGCGCCATTTCGCCCTTGCTCCACTTGCCTTTTACCCGCATATCTGCCTCCCAGTTTATTGCGCACTGCTATGTCCGCATTGCGCCTCCAGCTGGTGCAGGAATTTTTTCACGTCGCCGTTCCCGCCCATTTTTTTATACTTTTCTCCGGCAATCAGGCGCTCGGCCATTGGCATTTCCTCGCTCATGATCGTGAGGCGGAGGATTGCCAGATACTGCTCATTCTGATGCTCCTGCATTTTTCCGAGCTTCTTGTCGATCTCGCCTAGGTGCTCATCCTGCGATGTGGCCTTGCCGCGCTTTTTCTGTATCGCGCCGACGACGGCGTTCACTACCGCCGTAAGCGCGGACGAGCCGAGCACGGCGCAGACGAGGGTGACGATGATGGTTTTGCTGTCCATTTTTCCGTACCTTTCTCTTTTATTTTGCCGGGCTAATCGTCCGCCATTTTGATGTAGGTAGTGGTGTCGCTTGAATAGCTGATGCTCGGCAGCGTCGTGCCGCCGAGGACGGCGTAGAGGGCCGGGTATGCAGTCTGATCGAAGGTTGAGCCATCGCACGCGTGCCACGGGACGGAGAGGACGCGGACGGTCGTGAGGATATCGCCGATGTGATAATTCGGCTCCGACAGCTTCCCGAATGCCTCATTTACCATCGGGTTCGCCGGTGCGTCGCCCGCTCGCCAGATCTTTGCAGCGCTCTGTGCCGTCAGCAGGTTCCCGGCCGTGAGCGGCGTCCCGGCCTCCAGTGGCTCGTCCTCCGGGCGAAGCCATTCATACCGCAGAAGGCTTCCCGCCGCATCATACACCCCGTACCGGACGGCCCCGTTTGCGAGATCGTTTGTGCCGATTCTCTCCCGCATGGCTATTCCTCCAATGCCTTGATGTAAGCATGACTGCGAAGCCCCGGTGCAACTGTTGGGATTTTCTTATCTCCATACGCGAAATCATGATACATTATGTACCCATTTCCTGCGGCGGAAGTTACGACCGCCGCCAAGCTCCCGCACGCTGCCGCGGGCTGATATGTGTTGATGAACCGGTTGAGCGCGTGCGGCATTGTTATACACACGAAGCCAGAAGCGTCATCATCCGCAAGTACTAATTTTTGGGTTGTGTACGTGCTAGATGATGCAGCGACACACACGGATACGCCGTCCACAAGAATCATACCGGCGGGAAATTCGTACCTTGACGCTGTTAAACCAGATATCGTAGAGTTTGCAAGAACCTGCGTAAACGTTGCACCATTATTTTCGGATTTGAAATAGGCGTATTTGTTATCCGATGAGGCCGTTATGATTGAAATGGTATTTCCGTCTACGGCATACTCCAAAACGTCGAAAGACGTATGGCTGAAAACAGTCGTCCACGAGCTTTGGTCGAGCGGATACTGCGTTCGCTGAAGCTGTTGCCTACGCGTAGAATTTTCGTAGTAATCATATATCCTATAAAAATACCCCGTTTCCGCATTATATTTTTTCGGCAAGCTGCTGTCACTGTATTTTGAAAATGCCCATCCGTCTAAGGTAATTGCTTCTGGTTCTTCGACGAGATCAGCGCGGTATAGACATTCGTAGTCCTTAGCGTCCTGATACTCGATCGATGCAATATACTTTGATCCGTCATAAAACAGCCACACGGGAGGGGGATAACTCTCCGGTAAAAAGTCTTCCGTAGTAGATAGTACAGTGAATTTCCAGCTAACAGGATTAAGCGTATCAGTGTGCGCACAAACGTACAAACGAGAACTATTTGATCCGCCGGGATCTGTGACAAAACTCATATAAAAGACAAGCACATATTCCCCGTTTAAGTATTGAACCGTAGTCTGCCTTTCTATACTGTTGCTAATTATGGTGAGGCCTCTATATTTTTTTCCCTTCAATGGATTTTTAGGTATAGAAATATCATTCCAAGAAACAAGGTCTGAAGAATAGTAGATTTTACCGTCCAGATAATCAGGGCTATTGCTATTCGCGCTCGTGATAAACCAATACCCATTTGCATATGAAACGCTTGGATTGTAGAGATTTGCGTTCATCAACGTGGAAACAGCCCACGCAGCATCGGTCTTGCTGGATCTCAATATATTGAACAGTTCCGGGTACTGTGCGCCGGAAATGTACCTACCGTCGCACGGGAGCCATGCGTCGGAGAGGTCTGTGCGAGACGTGATAGCGATGTCGCCGACTTTGGCCGTACCCTCCGAAAGCTTGCCGAGAGCGTCGTTGACTGTCGGGTCCTCCGGCCTCGTGGTTGCGTTCGGCCAGAGCTTGGCTGCGGTGGCATCGGACAGAAGATTTGCTTTATTGAGAGGCGTACCCTCAACTGTTGGCTCGTCCATACGTTTCATGTACTCGTAGTGATCAAGACTACCGTCGGAATTGTAGATGCCATATCGAATAGCACCGTTTGTAAGAACTTTAGTAGGTTGACGATCTTTCATATCAAGCCTCCTGTCGCGCATTCCGCAGCGCCGGTGTAGCGGAACGCCTTTGTGATGTTATCGATCAGTTCCTCGCAGAGCGCAAGAATGCGCTCGATGTCGTTTGCGCCGGTGTAGGTCAGCCGGTCGAGGCCGGGCGCGTCCGGTGTTCCTTCGGGGTATGCCAGTGCGTCCCGGATGGACTGCACCTGCTTGCGGTATGCCTCGGCCTGTGAGGCTGTTATAATGTCCGTTACGGCCCAATCTGTTTTTGCAGACCATGCGATACTCATGCCGCAGACCGGCGCAAGACGCGCCGCCAGATAGTTCAGGGCCGTCCCCACGCGATTCATGTCGGCTGCGTTGTACGCGCCCTTCATCCCGGCCAGCCATTCCGCCCGCTCGGCTGCGGTCATGGCAGCAAAGCCCTTCGCGGCAAGCGCCTTGACGCGCTCCACGTCCGCCTGCGTCCGGTCGGTGACGAGGGTGACGATGATGGTCTTGGTGTCCATGGTGTTCTCCCTTCTTCTCGTAAATTACGCCTGTTCCTGCCAACCAGCCGGATATTCCGCTGGTGAAAATACATTCCCGTCAATCAAGCTGATGTAATGATTGCCTTCAAACGTCACCTTGTCACCCTTATTGTAGGCATCATGCGCACCCGTAGGTTGCACAAATTCTGGCCATTCATCCAACGAGACGACCACAAATAGTGCAGGTGTCATATCAGGTGTCCAATCCGCTTGTGCAGTATGCGCCTGAACCACGCGATATAATACGCCATGATATTGCAGTCGTTCATCTACTGCATAAGCATGTCCTACTACCCACTGTGGGAATAGCTCTACTGCTTGCAGCGCATCCTCATCAGGTAAGCTGATCGACGCTTTTTCAATATACGGACGCAATGCTCTGGCTCTTTCTATGTACCTCATCAATCTGTCTCCCCAAGTAAAATTTTCGCTGCTGTTTCTGCATCTGTGAGTGGTAGCGCCGCACCCATTTCCTCATAGCTGCCCTCCGGCTCCGTACCTTTCAACGTGTAACCGGGGAGATGAAACGCCCTGTCAGAAAGCACCTGATGTTCAGTTCCTTCTTCATCCGTAATAGTCACAGCCATCTTCGCGCAAAATCCTTCTGCCTGATCTTCCTTGCACGGGACATAACAACCGTTGCCGTGCAGTCGGATGGGCACAATACTGTCCGCATAACCTGCAAATGCGCCGTCTTGTTTTACTGCATACATGGTATCCCTCCAAATTTCTCTTGATAGATTTTCTCTAATCGCTCTGTGCTTGCTGTTCTCAACCGATTTTTCCAGTAGCCGTTTTCGTGCCCCGGCCACTTGTCATCCGTAAAATCTTCACAGCAGCCGTTTTTTTCATACCATCGATACAGACCATTCAGCATTTTCTGCCGCTCAACACCTTCCGGCGTGTTCGGCCTGAAATGTTCCCATCCGTTTTCCGACGTCGCAGCGCATATCCGTCTGCCGTCTGCTGCAAACAAGAACCCTTCAATTTCCGATACCACAGTTCCGTATCGGAGATTAAATTCTCCATCGATGCCATGTCCACGGAACCGCTTGTACACGATATATTCCATGCTTGTGATCCTCATACGCAAAAGCCGGGCGCGAAGCCGAAGGAAGCGCGCGCGGTGCGGTCTTCGACTGTCCCGTCGGTGTTCACATTCTCGAAACCGTCGGAGTTGCTCGCAAGCGGAGAACGGAGCCACCAACGAGCGGCGGCACTCGTTCCGTTGTGCTTGTACTTTACCTTGCTGTTTCCAGCGGAATAATAGGCGTACTGCGCTTGCTTACTCGCCTCGTTCGAGTTTGCTCTCGAAATGCTCCCGAAAACCTCAAACTCCGAGAGGAGGAAAAAGTAATCCTTTGTCGCCGTGACCGCACTCGCGGATGTGCTATTATTTCCCGTATTGTCCGTGTACTTGGTAACGGACTTTAGGACTGCACGGAGCGCCGCCGGAATGACTGCGATAATCGTTCCGGAATAGCTCGAGAGGCTTGTCCCGCAAATATTTGTACGCATTTGCGAGCTCGCCCATCCGCCGGAGTTTGTTGCACTACTGTTCATAGAGAAATAGCCGGTTGTCGAAACGGGCGAGGTATAGTAACTATCGCAGAAACACACGTCCGTACCGCCGGAGAGCGCGGTCTTTGCAAGTTGGAAATGGATACAGTTTTCCCCTTCTAGGCTCGCGTTATGGTTAAATCCAATAATGAACGCATATGTTGTGTAATTAGATAGTGTAAGATGTCCAACCGTGCCGTTTAGCGTTACAGCCTTTCGGTCACCGACGCTCCAATAGTTCGCGCCCTGTCCCGCGTCGGATATATCTTTTATTGTTTCCCAAGTATTTTTATTCAGTGTCGGATATACAAAATTAAGCGACACCGCGTAACTGTCCGTGATAGTTACGGCTTTTGTGTCAGATGTTTTCCCGTCCAGCGTCGCGGATACGTTCCATGTTCCGGCTTCCGGTACGATAAGCGTGCACGTTCCATTGACCGATGTGCCACTCTCAGACAGGCTTCCTTTTGTCGCGGTAACAGTTGCACCAGATGTCACAGTTACAATGATTTGCAGTTCTGTACCAGTCTGAATGGCCTGAATGGCTGTCACAAATCCGTCCGGGTAGACCAGTGGGTCAGATGTGCCGCCCTTGGCGCGGATCGCGTCGGCGACCTTTTTGATGTCGGTATCATTGGTTAAGTAGTCCATTAAAAATTCACCCCGTTTGCATCAGAAATGGAGACGGCTGCCCATGCGCCATTAACAACGCGCAAAAACTTCCCGTTGTCGGAGGTGGTGACGGCCGGAAGTTCCTTTTTGCTCCACGCATCTTTATTGTCGCGCACGTCGCCGATGGCCTCGTCGATCTGCGCGCCGGTATACTGGCTGTTGTACGCCATGTGATCACTCCTTCATGCACAGGAAATCCTCGCCGTCAGCCGTTTTCATCGTCTGCGACTGCCCAAGCGGGATAAATCCGTAGTTGTCGTTCCAGCTGCCGTCCGCGCTTTGCGCGAACAGCGAAATTCTGTATTCTCCGTCTCCGGAAAGCAGGAAATCGTCGTATACCTCAAAGGTGCGCTGCGTGCCCGCCGGGGTCTGGGAGAAGGACGCGATCAAAGCGCCCTTCCCGCGGCCCCAATCCTCGCCGGACTTCGTCGCGCGGCACTCAAAAGCCGTATAGGCGATGTCCGACGAGAATGTGACGGTGATCGAGTCGAATCCCGAGACTGCCGATATCTTGTTTCCGGTGATGGAGAAGGTCAACTCCGGCGCGGCCATTAGGCTGCGCTCCACGTCCCGGCGGCGTTCTTGACGAAGACCTTCACGATCTTCACGCCGTCGCCGGAAGACGCCGATTCGAGGTCTACGCCCTTGACTGTGACGTTGATAGCGGTGTTCTTCTTGTAGCCGCCTGCCGTGCCGCTGACGTTCGTGGAGCCGCCCGTCGCCGGGATCTGCGTGCCCGCCGTGTGCAGGCTGCTCGTCGCCGGAACGACGCGGACGGTGTATTCCTCGAAGTCTACGTCGCAGACGAAGGAGAATGCAGCTGCGTCGTAGCCCGTTACCTTGGAAATGCGGCTCTTGTCGGGGCCAGTGATGGTCACGGCGGGGATCGAGGTGTTGAGCGTGATGGAGTCGCTGGCCGCAGTCGATTCGTTGCCGACGTCGTCGCGCACCTTTACATAGATCGTCTTCAGGCCGTCGCCGTCCGGGAGCGTAATGGATTTTGTTGCGGCGAACGTCTCCCACGACGCATCTGCTTCCTTTGCCGCCGCCTTTGTGCCCCAGATCTTCATCTGGTAGCCGGTCGTCGCGGCGTCGGTGACTGAGATCTTCGCGGTGACGGTCGCGCTGGTCGCGTACTGCGCGCCGTCGTTCAGGATCAGCGATAGGCCGGCAGGTGCCAGCGTATCAAGTGTCAGATTGAAAAAACTTGCCATCTGGATTTATCCCCTTTCTTCGCTTGTGAGTTCGATGTACAAAAAGCCGCCAGGCCTTTCGTAGATGGTTTCTGTGCCCAAGCGGGCGGATTTGATGCCCATGGAGCCGATGAACAGCTCCAGAATGCGTTTGATTCCAACTGCCAGCATGTTATCCCTCCAACAGATACAGTGTCCGCGCGTCCTTTTTGTCCAGCGCGTCATAGTCCGATTTTGTCAGCACGCGGATCTCATCGATCTGCGCCGATGCAATGCCTCCGCCGCCAGAGCCGCCGCCGGCACGCACGGAAACGTTAAAGGAAACGTCGACCGGATCGCGGTTCTTGAGTTCAAATTCAATGCCGCCCATCACAACACCGCCTTTGAAAGCGCGTGCGCAACGTCGATCTGCTTGATCTCCGAGCCAATCACGTCACCGCTCTTGAATTTCACGCGCACCTGCATCTGGCAGAGCTTCGGGAGCCGAAAGGTCTCCTGCTGGGTGAGGGGAAACAGAAACTTTCCGTCCTCGTATCCGATCTCTCCCGGATAGCTCTTTTGCAGATAAAGCAGAGAAATCTCCACCTTTTCAACGCTTGCAATGTCCAGCGGCTGCCCTTTATTCTTGATGGTAACACTAAGGTTATACGAATCTCCCTGTACCAAATGCCGCACCTCCGTTCTATGTGCCGATAATCTTGCATTCTGCCGCCGCGATTCCGCTGAGGCGAATGTCCATACTGGTGATCGTTCCGGTGATCTTCGTGCCCCACGGCGTTGTGGTCTGCACATAATCGCCCGGGGCTTCCTTGTCCATGACAATTTTGACACTGTGCGTCTGACGGCGCATATAGTAGTCAAAGACGTGCTGCGCGACGGCGGCAACGTTGTCGCTGTTGACCAGCGTAGCGTCGCGCACCTCGATAACGTTCGGCTTGGTCTGCGTGGTGGCGTTCGGATTGGACTTGGACGTGACCGACGTCGTGTGATAGTAGGTCGTACCGCCGACCTCCACGCTCTCTCCGCTTCCGGACGTCGAATAGCTGTGTGCCGTCACGCGGATCTCCGTGACCACTGCCGCCGTTTCCACGCTGCCGCCCGTGTATGTCCGATCAAGCGGAATCGTGGCAGGAGAGGCTGCTGTGAGCCTCCGGACGCGCACGCCACGCGACGCGCTTGTGTCAATGGTCGCACGAAGCGCGAAAACGATCTGTTGCAGCGCTTCTCGTTTCGTGCAGTCCGGGATATAGCCGGTTACGGTCTCGTCTTCCAGCGCAGGGTCGAAGTCCAGCGTGAAGTGCGCGCCGAGAATCGAGGTTATCAGCTCCTTCGCGTTTTTGCTGCTGTAGACCGCCGCCGCGAAGGGCTCGTCGTCCAGAATGCCGAGCGCGTCCTGGCAGGATACATCATAGAGCCGTTCGCTCGACCGGGACGAGCTCTTGATGTAAAAGACGCCGATCAGCTTTGCGCCGTCGTAGGCGCTGACGGGCTGCTTTTCCTGAAAAATGAAGTCAATATCGTCTGAGTTGTCGAGCGTGAAATCCAGCGTATTGATCTCCACGTCGTCGGAGATCACGCTGACACCCTCGGTGACGTTGACGCTGCGCAGATCCTCCCGCTCGAATTCCCGGACGATGCCGAAGAATATCTGTCGGAGCTTCGCATAGCGGTACGGCAGGCTCGTCTTTTTCAGCTCAATCACGAGCTTGTTGTAGCCCGTGACTGGCTTGGCGCAGAAATATTTCTGGCCGTCCGGCGTGAAGTCCTGCGACGCGACGGTTGTCTCGCCGTTGTACCACGTCATGGTCAGGGCGCTGCAATAGTCGCCGGTGCCACCGTCAAAATAGAGGTAAATGCCGGAGCTTGCGAACGTGCCGTCCAGCGTGATAGTCAGCGTCGGGTTCGCGTCAAAGGTGCAGTCCGCTTTGCTCGGAGCCGAAGACCAGAACGCCGCCCGCTCGGTCGTGAGGATCGGACGGGAGCCGTCCAGTTTCCATTGGTTCAGCTCGTTCGTCGCAACGGTCACCGGCTCTGCGCCGTATGTCAGCAGGGACAGGTCGGAGATCGGCTGCGCGGCGGTACTCGCCACGCTGGCCGCCTCCGCCGCGCCTACCGCAACGTCCTCATAAATCACTCGAACGCTCATACCGGAACCCTCTTCGGTTTCATTGCAACAAAGTTAATCGATAAGTTCTGCCATTCGCTCCTATCGCCGTATCTTGATACAAGTTCATCTTCTCCGTTTGCCACATAGGCATCAAACGTCAAAACAGATTGCGCATACGGGACAGTCAGAACGTGGCTATCGACCGGCGCGGAAATGTTCTCGTAAAACGCATCATATTCTGCAAGATCAGACGAAACAGGATCGATCTCCAAACTGTAATTGTAAAATGTACCGATAATGTCGCGCGTCATCGCGCCGGTCATCACGCGGCCCGCGTTATCGCCGTCGAGGACGGAAAACGAACGCTTTAGGCTCACAACATGCAGATTCGGATACTCCTTGCCGTCAAGGCTCAAAATGCTTGTCATGCCTTCACCCCCGCAAGCTTCACTCCGACGCGCTGTGTTTCCTCGTTGTTAAGGTTATACACCGCGCGTCCAAGTTCTCTGTGGTCGAGCTGCATAACAACCGTGATCTGTCTGCCGCCCATGCCGCCCGTTTCGTTCATGGCCTGCTTGAACGCCTGCACCATTGTGGCAAGCGGGGTTTCGATATTCGTTCCGCTTTTCTGGTCTCCCAGCACAGCCATAAACTCCCGGTTCGGCGGGATGACCGCGCCGGAGGCTAGGCGGGGGAGCGATACACGGGAAACAGGCGTGATGTTGATGCCAAATGATTTTCCGCCAACAAGCGGAACCCAATCTGGAACTTCAAAGTGGATTTTGTTCAAAGCGGAAATCAAAAGGTTAATTCCGTCAATAACGAAGTTAATCGCGCCTTCGATTGTACCGACAATGAGATTCCAAACGCCTTTCAGAATATCTAGGACACCGTTCCATGCTTTCTTCCAGTCTCCGGTGAATACGCCGGTCAGGAAGGTAATAAGGCCGCTGAGGATCTTTTTCCATGCGTTGTACTGGTCGGAGAACAGCTTTCCAATCGTTTCAAAAATCGCAGCAAGTGCCGGGTTCTTGCCCTGCAGCCATGTAATAAATGCGCTCCATGCGTCCTTGATGGAGTTTACAATCGCGTTCCACGTCTGCTTAAGCCCTTCCCAGATCTGCTTTGCACCTTCCGCTGCAAGTTTCAGGTCTCCCGTAAACACGCCCTTGAAGAACTTCCCGAATCCGTCTATGATTTTTTTCAGCCCTTGAATCAGCTCTTCCCCGTGCCCGGTAAAGGAAACAAGTGCCACCAAAGCGGCAACAAACCCGGCAATCAGGAGCGGAATCCAGCTGCCCGTCAGGATGCTGATCCCAATACCGGCGGCAAGTAGTCCGGCGATGATGGTCAGTGTGTTTTCCAGCGTAAAGCCGTTTTCGATCACATCTTTGATCCCGACGACTAACATCGCAAGGCCACCTACCACGAGAGCGATTGCCGCAGCGGTCGGCCCGAATGCAATTGCGAGTCCGCCAGCAAGGGCCGCAAGCCCGGCGAGCATCCCGAGAAAATTAGTCAAGTCGATACCGTTGTTCCATGCGTCCAGCCAGAAATAGACAAGCGCAAACGCGCCTGCGGCCGCAAGTGCGATGCCGCCGATCTTGCTTAAGCTGTCTGTAAACATGCTGGCGATCTTCCACGCGAGCAGTCCGGCCGCGATCGCGCCGACAATGCCGAGGATGTCGTTCAGCTTATCTTCGGCAAGATCCAGATTCGAGAAATCCGGCGTGATCCCGCTCGAGTCGGCAGCGCCGCCCGCCCCGCCTCCGCCGCCGGACGCCTGATTGCTGGTGATCTGGTTGATCTCGTCAAATCCGGCCATGCTTTTGCTTGCGTCTTCTGCGGCAGAACCTACGCCCTCCAGCGCCTCTTTCTCGGCGTTCAGTCCCTTCGCGGCAGATACCTGCGCGCTCCAGCTTTTCCCGGACAGCATACCGAAAAACTTTGCGATTGCCGTCACGACTTGTGCCAGAATGTTGACCAGCTTCACAAAAACCGGGATCACGACTTCGAGGATCGGCTGTGCAAGCGTCAGAAGAGCTGCTTTCAGCTGCGCGATAGATGCACGGGCCGCCTCATTCTGCATGATCGTCTCCCCGAGCCAGCTGCGCAGCTGGGAAAGGCCGCGGGACAGGACAGTAAAGACCAGCGCGCTCCTCAGTACCCCGCTTAATCTTCTCCCGAATTTATTCATGCTTTTTTCGACGCGCGCCGACGCTTCGGCCATGCGGGCCGAGGCTCCGCTGGCGTCTGTGATCTGCTGCACCAGCTCTCCGGCTTTAGCCTTTGCAGCGTCAAGCGCATCAGTCTGGGTTATCACCTTGTCGGTGATCTTTGCATATTGACTCCCAAGCTTTTCCGCCGTTTTGTTTTGCTGCACCAGCAGCTGTTCCTGCTCTTTGATCTGCGCAGCAACCTCCGCCTGTCGAGAATAAGCGTCTATGTACTCCGCTGGATTAGCCGAAGCGCTTCCGGACGTGATGCCCTTTAGGCGGTCAGCCTCCGAGCGGAGCGATTTCAGCGCGTCTTCCGTCTGCTTTGCGGACTGAAGCGCAGCGTCCAGCTCCTTTTTAAGCCCGCTCTGCGTTCCGGTGTCCTCGTTCAGCTTTGCTTCCATCTTGTCGATTTTCGCGGACAGTTTATCAAGCTCCTTCTGCGCCTTTTTCGCGTCCGCGTCGACGGCGATCACAATTTTCCCATCTGCCATATTTTCACCACCTTTTCGGTTGATTTTTGTCATTATTTGTGTTATCTTCCAAGTAAGGAGGGAAGAAATATGAGTGATTGCATTATCCAAATCAGCCGGGACAATTCTTTTTACGGTTCTGGCCTGACCGTCGGCGTTGCATTGGATGGCTGTGATGTCGGCACGCTGAAAAACGGTGAAGAACTTCGAGCTGTGGCCGCTCCGGGCCAGCACGAACTTTCTTTTTACCGGTATCGCCGTCTGGATAAAACCATATCCTTTGTTATTGCCGAAGGGCAGCAGAATGCTTTTTTACCATCAAAATCAACGCCTCGAACCGCGTTGACGTTGTTGGCGGGCTAAAAACCAAGAAGCAGGCGAAACGTCCCAGCGGTTGCCTGACTGCCTTGATTGTGTTTCTTTGCCTCGCTGTCTTTATCGGTGCGGCCTTTGCTTCCTGCGGATCGTCCTCCAAGCCGGAAAAGGTCGGAACCTCAGTTTCTTCTTCGCAGCAGCCGCCGCAGCAATCCGATTCCGGGCCTGAAACATTTGGCGTTGGGGACCATGTCGTTCTAGACGGCGTGGCGGTCACGTTGCTCAGTGTTACCGAGAATTCCGGCCAAAATTACGTCTCGCCGGATGATGGAAAGGTCTTTGTTCTGTGCGAATTCGAGATCGAAAACAATTCAGCCCGCGATATTGCGTCCAGCACCATGCTTTCATTCAAAAGCTACATTGATGGCTATACAACCAGCCTCAGCCTCACCGCCATGATGAGTTCCGACGAGCCGCAGCTTGACGGCACGATTGCCGCCGGAAAGAAGATGAAGGGCGTTGTCGGGTACGAAGCGCCGCAGGATTGGAGCGAGATCGAGATTCGATTCTCTCCAAGTTTCTGGGGTAGCGAAATCATTTTCGAGTATAAAAAATAAGTTTTTCTCGCTGCCGCCCCGGTTAGGGGCGGCTGTTTTTTGCCCCGACGCCCCATGCGGCAAGTAGGTCGGCTTCGGCCTCCGAGTATGTCGTCTTCAGATCGACAATATCCCGGTTGCGCCGGTAGAAATCCCTCTCCTGTTTGTCGAGGCTCTTCCCTCTGGCCTTTTTATCGCGGATGGAAACCACCTGTGCATACAGGCAATCTCCGATTTCTTGATAGTACGCTAGAAACGAATACCAATGCAGGTATTCCAGCGCCCTGACCTCGCAGCCCGCGATTCGGTTGATGGGCGCAATATAGAGGTCGAAGTCCTGCGCCCATGACATGATCTCTGGCTGTTTTCTCTTTTCCCGGTTCTCCTGCCCGTGGTCGATGAAGCGGAAGCACTGGTTCAGGGCTTCCTGATAGTCGCTGACGGGCATTTCGTCGAAACCGGGATAGAAGATGGTCAGCGCCGCTTCCGCCTTGTCCCGCTCGTCCAGCTCCCTGTCGGTCAGGGCTACGAGGATATCAAGAATCGCGCGGTAATCGGATTGGATCGGATACGTTGTGCCGTTCACATCGACCGTGGTCGGCAGCGCCCAGATCACTTTTTCCATTTTGCCGTATATTTCGCGATTCTCGGGTTAGTCTTCTTCTGCTCCGCTGCGAAGCTCGTGTCGATCTGGTCGATCACGGCCAGCATGAGGTTGCACCAGACCGGCAGGCCGTCTGCCAGCGCGTAGACGTTCATGGTTCCAAACAGGGCCGTGCAGACAGGCTTGGCAAACAGGCCGTCGATCATATCCCGCATTTCCGCGTCGCGGCGGCGGGCGATTACGAAGATCTCTTTCTTGTCCACGCAGCGGTCGATCTCGGCCCTATACGCCTCCTGCTTCCTGTCCAGCTCGTCAAACGCGTTGAAGATCTGTTCAACGAACGCGCTGTCCGTCGGGTTGAAGGAGACTTCCGCCGCGTCGTTCAGCTTGAACGATACGACGCCGGTTTCAAATCTGATTTCAGGCATTGCGGGCCCTCCTTACGCCGCGTCCGGCGTGAAGGTAATGGCCCCGTTGGTGCCGATCGCCGCCGTGCCGGTCGTGCGGTTACCGCCGAGCGTCACGTCGATGGGCATGCCGACAGAACCGCCGCCCTCGCCTCCGAGGCTGGACGGCTTGACCATGGAAGCGTCGTAGCGCTCCGCGAAAACTGCTGTCTTGGCCGTACCCGCATAATGGTGGACGATCAGCACGTCCTGATTCGCCAGTGCGGCTGCGTTCTGCTGCTTGATTGCCAGATCCCAGATTTTCTTCAGCGCCGCGTCGCCCGCGTCAAGGTCGCACGGGTCAAAGCTCTGCGTGATGATCGGTTTTTTCATGGTGGTTCTGGTCGTGCCGAGGATGTCCTTGCTGGAATCCTCCTGCCAGTCGTACTCCATGCTGGAGTCTGTGACGCGCGTTCCGAACGGCGACCATACGGGCGTCGAGGACTCGCCGGTGTTCAGATATGCGATCAGCAACTCCCGGTCGATGGTCTGACCGGCGGTTGTGTTAAAAGTAACTTCTGCCATAGTTAAATCACCTCATATGTCATTTTCATTAAAATCTGGTGGTCTTCCGTGCCGTCCTCGTACCGGGCGAACATTGCCGCGCGGCTGGACGCTTCCACACGCCGGACGCGCATGCCGTCGCCCAGATCCGGCGGGTTCTGCATTGCCCAATCCCCGAACCGGTTCAGCATGGCGTCGCATTTCAGGCGCTTGTCGTTGCTGCTGCCGGGGATGATGCGGGCGATGATCTTGAATTGGTATTCCGCCTCGTGTCCGCCGAGGATGAATTTTCGTGTGATATACGCGCCCTGAATAGTGGACAGCGCCATACTTGCAGAATCCGCAGCAAGAAATTCGTAGTTGATCGTTGCAGCTGGCATGTCGTCATCGGAAAAGGCGTTTGCCCAGATCATCATTTTTCGGGCAATGTCCTGCTCTTCCTTTGCGGATACCAGTTTTCTTTGCTTTTCAGAGACCATTTTTCACCGCCTTATCCGCAACACGGATCCATTTATCAAGGTTCTCAGCCTTTGAAGCCTCGAACCAGTGCGCCTGTGCTTGTGCGTGTCCGGACTTGTTAAACACAAGGTTTTTGTCGGTTAGCACTTTCGTGCCGCCCTTCGGCGCGTATGTGCTCCCGGTCTCCGGATCTACCATGACTTTCCCGTAGTACAAAAATCGCGCATACGGGCCGGGGTAGACAACAGAATTTCCCACAACCCGCGTCCTCTCGTTGAGAGAACCAGTCAGGAACGGCACATATGGGCTTGTGTCCTTCCGCACCTGCGTTGCAACAATATGCTCCGCTTTGGTGCAGGCCTGCGCGAGCTTTTCCTGCAGCGCGTCAAATCCGTCTGCCTTTACGCTGAATTTCAGCATCACGAGCCTCCGACCTGCCAGTGCTGCATAGAAGGACTGCCGAAGTCCTTCATGTCCACCTTTGTCACTTTGTACACATCGTCGTAAAGCATCTCAATCTGTTCTTCCGTCTTGTCCGGTTCGACTACTTCACCCTTCGCAAAGAAGGTCGTGCCGCCGTTCCCGTCCGTGGACAACGTCCAGATCTTGCTTTTATCAGTTGCACGCCAGAATTCTTGCGGGCCGACGTAGCGCTTTTCTGCGCCCGTCACGCCGTCTACAGCAACCGCAGAGAACGGAATGTACAGATTCACCGCATCTGCTCCTTCAAGCCCGCTCGCGCGGACGTTGGCAGCTTTCGACGCTTGGAGCATTACGCCGCGAATCACTGTGATGTAGCGCTTCTGCGTGTCATTGAAATCCTGGTCTTGCTCCTGCGTGACGTTGTAGATTGTTACGGTGTGGGGGGCGTACATGCTAAACACCTGCCTCTGTAAAGCAGCCCGGTATGGGCTAGATATTCACGCGCTACGCTTGCAAGGGCATTCTTCGCCTCCGAAGCCGCTTTCAATGCGGATACGGAAGAATCTCCGCCGCTGCGAAGCGTCCGGGAATAGCCGCCTACAGTCTCGCTCTGCAATTCTCCTTCGTCAGATGCAAGCCCGGCGGACACATTCTTTCTGGCAAGCTCCTGCGCCGTGTCGATCAGCATATACTGATCGACCAGAGCGCAGCAGCACATTTTAACGGCTTCGAGATCCGCGTAGTCTTTTACTCGGTTCTGCGTGTAATAATCGAGGAAGGAGCTGGCGCGGACGGCCAGACGCTGGAAATCCTCCTCATTGATGCTGCCGTAGTAGCAGCCGGAGTAAAATTCATAGTCGGCATAAATCATTCGTACCAGCTCCTTTCATTTTTTACGAACCGACCGTGACGGTAGCCGTGCCGGTCTTGGTGCTGTCCTGCTTCGACTTTGCAGTAACGGTAATGCTCGTGGACGTCTCATTGGACGCGACCGTCAGCACGCCGCCTTCCGTGATAGACGACTTTGCGCCGCTCTGGCTCCACTCGACGTCGCCACTTACAATGCCTTCACCCGCAACGGAGGCGGAAAATGCTTTGCTTGCGCCCTTCGTCACGGTCGCGGTTGCCGGGGAGACAGTCACAGTGGAGACCGTTCCAGCCTTGCCGTAGACCGAGAACGGGAACGGGTTGACAATGTCAACGTTATAAGCGTTTACCGGGTTCGCGATTTCCCAGCCAAGCCGCATGACCGCACGCAGCGCAACCATGTCGTTCTGCATGAGGTTATACGTGATGGCCTTCGTGGTCGGATCCTGAATGACGCCCTCGGTGAAGATCTTGAACGTCATGTCCTGCCGGATTGCATAGACCAACTGCGACCAGTCGCCGACGATCATCTGCGCCTGAGACGGGTCAAATGCGCCGTTCATCGGGAAGTACATATCCATGCCGTCAAGGCCATAGCGGGTCGCGCCCTGCATATCGGACTTGAAGATGGGCTGGCCGGTCGTGTCTTTCAAGCCGCGAAGCTTTCCACGCATCTGGATCGCGGACATAACGCCGTTCGGATTGAAGCCGTCAAGCTCGACCTTCGCGATCAGGCCGTTCTCGCCCATGATGTCGTCAAAGACGCTTGTGCCGACGGGTACGCCGTTACCGGCAGCGATGGCAGAGGGCACAACGCCATCTCGCCACGTGGTGGGCTTGTTCGTGCCAAACAGGATGGCAGCGTCAATTACCTTGCCGAAAGCCTCGGTCAGTCTAGGTCTTACCTCGCCCCAGATGTCATAATCTGCGTCATCCAGTGCTGCTTCGGGGATGGGGACGATAACCGCGATTTCCTCGGCATAGATTTTCTTCTTGTCCCACGCCATCTTCGTGGTCTGCTTGAAAGCTTCACCGGCTCCGGTATCAGTTGCTTCGCCGTTGACGAAGTACGCAGAGGGCAGCGCGTCCAGGACGTTGATGGTCTGCGTCTTGCTGGACATATTCGCCAGTCGCTTGCCCATGCGCAGGACTGCGGATTCCGCGATAGCGCCCTGCATGATCTCGCGGGTTACAGGTTCCGGAATAAGACCGGAAAGTGCATTTCTGTCAATAATATTCGGCATATGATTCTCCCTTCGTTATTTCAGAGCGCCCCGAATCAGGGCGTTCATCGTGCTGTTCATGTTTGTTTCTTTGGTTCCACCGCCTGCCGGTGCTGTCCAGTCGAACGTCGCCTTCTTGCGATTCGCTGTAAGCTCATCGACAGCCTGTTCAAACGTGGTCTTGTCGTTGACCATCTTCGAGGCCTTGAACGCGATAAACTCAGCGTCCTCGCCGGTCAGGCCTTTGCTCAGGACGTATTTGTCCCGCTTGAGCTGTTCGGCTTCAGCCTGCAATGCAGTCAGTGCCGCCTTGCTGTCTGCAAGGTCTTTCGCCTGTTTTGCCTGCCGTTCCTGTTCGGTCTGCTGGCTGTCTTTCCATGTCCGGTATGCGGTGATTTCTTCCTCGCTGGGGTACTTTCTCCGTTCTCGGTCAAGCCGCGTCTGAATCATCTTGTCAACATCGGCCTGCGTGAACGTCTTTTCCTGCTCAGGAGCAGTGATTCCCGTGCCCTGCACGTTGGGTTCTTCTGCCATAAAAATCTCCTTGTTTAACGACCTGTCGGTCAGTGTTGATAAATAAAAAGAGCCACCCTGTAAGAAAACCTTACAAGTTGGCTCATCGTGCCATTCCGCGCGCTCGATTGTGCTGCGGTATCTGTATTATTTTTTCAGCTCTTCCGCCTTGATGATCTGCGCCTTAACTGTTCCATCCTTCATGCGCTTCAGTTGGACGCGGAATCCGGCGGCAAGCGCCCGCTCGATTGCAGCTTTCAGTTTCTCGTCGATCAATACAGCACCTCCATTCTCTCCCGCTGTTCCGGAAGCCCCGCTGCCTTGCTGAACCTGCTATATTCTGCGTCCAGCCGCCGAAGCTTTATGTTCGCGGCGGTCGCGTCCTCGGAAAGCCCAGCTTCTTTGTATGCGTTTCTAAGCTTCTTCTGCGCGCGGATTTGCCGCTCTATGCGGCGCTGCATTTGCGTCGCTTCATATGCCGTGTAAGTCTTTCCGTCAAACGTGCAGCCAAGACCATCGTCGATATGCTCAAGCTGTTCGTCTGTGTAAGTCCGCTCCGAAACTCCCGGAATAAATGGGTATTTGTGATGCCTACAGTTTGCGCCAGTCAGGCCATCAACATATCCATAGCCGGTAGTCGATACAAGGTCATCGTAAAGCCCCAGCGGGTCAGGTTCGCCGCTTTCACTCTGGTAATAGACTTTCCCTTGCCAGTCTTTGTGACTTGACCACGGCGAAACGCCCGGCTTGTCACGCGCCCCAGAGTGCGCAGACACTTCAAAGTATCTCGTCTCAAGGTACTCGGCGCTTTGGTTTGTGTACTGGTCGCAGATCTGGTTCACGCCAGTCATGACAGCTCTCCGAACAGCAACGTCGATGTTGTCAACGTGTCCGCTTTCGTAGTTCACGACTTTCAACCCACCTGCAAGCTGCTGCACCGCAGACTTGATCGCTTGATTGTAGTTAATAGCACCGCTTTGAATCTGCATGACAGCTGAATCCAACGCCCACTGATATGCACGCGCAGGCGGGAGCCTCGTCCGCCCATTGTTTACCAGAAAGCCCATAGACTGCGTGATATTTCGCAACGTTTGCCGAGTTTGTTCGTAAACCGCCCACGTGTCTTCTACGCTCACCAGCGTTTCAGGCTGTGTCAGTCCCGCCATGTCGATAACCGATGTGTAATACTTCTGGTTTCTGGCAATAACATCGTCGAAAAGCTCATTGAGATTCTTCTCGCTGATTCCAGAAGTCTTGCGGATTGCTTTTTCAATCTCCTTCGTGTCGATACCATGCGAGCGAAGCGCCCGGATATCCTGCACCGTGACCTCATTCAGCTGGTCTGCAATTTTAAGTCGGGAGCAGACTTCATCCAGCAGCGTATCTTCCAGACCACGAAAGAGTTCGGCAAGTTCTTCGGGGAGTGCGTCGAGCAAAGCAGGCGTAAATGGGTAATGGCTCATGTTCCGTCCGATTCTTTATCGTCAGCTACTGTTCCGAATACTCTCCATTCTGGCGCAGCGGCGTCACCGGTGTTTACCCAGAATGTCGTTCCCGCAGGAACTTTTTCGTCTCCCATTACTCTACCTCCTGTTGCCCTTCGGTTGTCATGTCCTGCATCTTCGGCAGCGCCGCCTTTGCGGTCGCCTCGTCTTCATTCATCCACTTCATGCGGAACTCCCAGTCGTTCATGATGCCTGCGCTGAGAAGCTGCATATCGCGGGAGAAATCAGTAGCTTTATCCTCTATGATGCTGTCATCAAAATCTATAGAGATTTCCACGTCTTCATTCAGCCCGGCGTTCATAGCCGTGTTCCCCAACCGAAGCAGAATGCGGCACAGCTCCACTAGCGCTTGTTCCAGCACAATTTCATGTTTCTTAATGGTGCGGAACATGGTGGAGTTCTCGCTGATGACCTGCGTTGCTGTCGCGACGCTGCCGCCGTCGAAACGGTAATAGGTCTCGCCGAAGCCGCACTTACTGGACAGTACATTCAGTTGGTCTTGAAGTCCTACATTCAGCTGCTCGGTTCTCAGCGTCGGAGAAATTGTCTCTACAACGTTCCCTTGCTGCGTATCCTCCGGAAGCAGATAGAAACGCCGGTCATTGTCATCAAGCGTCGGTTCATCATCTTCCCACCTTGTGGCGGGCATTTTGACCATCATCATCATCGGGCCGTTTTCAAACTCGTTGACGTAGCAGTCATAGGCACAGTCAACGCCGCGCAGAACGTCGATTGCATTTGCATACACAGGGATACCAACCGGAAGCAGGTAGTCAAGATTGTTTGCGATGTTCGGTCTGTCGATGACGAACTGCCTCTTGTCGCTTCCCGTATGTACCACAGGGGGAATTCGCTCAAAGCCCGGAACATCGGTGAGCAGTGCGTCGGCAAGCGTTTCGTTTTCGTATCGGTAAATGCTGTTCTCGATGACGTAAAGTCCGTTTTCGTCTTTCCGGTGAATCTGCAAATACAGATAGTTTTTTCCATCCCGTGTGACCACGCTGTCAAAAGCACACTCTGAAATAAAGCCATTCTGCCAAGCCAGCGGAAAAATGTGCTCAATGGTCACATAGTCAAGAGCGATACCGGAAACATCGCCCGGAACGGTCTCTCCGCTCTCGTTGACCGCTTGGCCGACCACACGAGGGATATACGCTACAGTTCCGAGTGCAGATTTCATTTCCTGCATTTCGTTCGCCTTGACCGTGAAGTTGTTCCCCGTCAGGACGCTATCAACGAACGCCTGTTCTTTCGGCCCCTCAAGTGTGATCTGGACTTTCTCGTTCATCAAGAGGTTCGCCCAGTCCTCACAAACCTTTTTCGCCATGCCGAGGCTTGCACGGTTGCACTTTGTCCACTTATGTCCGTTATATCGCCGGTATTGATGAAACCCCTTGACTTTGCCGACGTACCACGACTTCCAAAGGGACACATATGTATAGAATTCCTCTGGGATTGTCGTATACCCGAGTTCCTTTAATTTATCGATAACCGTCATGCAATAACTCCCATTCTACGGCTCACAGGCTCTAAGGCGTACCGCGTCGCATCAATCAAATGATTGTTTGCGTCTGGGTATCCGCTGATTATATCGCCGTCTTTGTTTCTTTCATATTCATAGCCCACGAACTCATCGTAGGCATGCGGCGTCCGTTTTCTATCAATGACAATCGTTCTTCTCTGCAAGAACTTCATACCGTATTCGACCGAGCCGGGCCCCTTGACAGCCTCATACGCAGGCAATCCCATTGCCCGGAGGTCAGCCACGCTCTTTGGCTCCGCGCTGTCACAGATGACACGCACATTGCCATATCCGCGCTGTTTGATTATCGTCGCACTCTGCTCGTTGGATAGTTTATTTTGATAAATCTCGTCTAACAGATATATCGTCTCTCTCGCCCGATCATAATGCAGCCGTATAAAAGCAAACGGGTCTGGGAACCAGCCAAAGTCCACTCCCTGATAGATTCGGTCAAAGCCTTTGACTTCTTCGTCTGTGATCTCCCGCAGCTCGATCCTGTCAAACACATTTCCGCCGGTTCCTACCGGGATACCGAGATACTCATGCTGATACGCGCGTTCATCTGTCTCTTTCAGGTGTTCCGCTTCTGCAAGAAACTGTTCTCCCAGCCATTCAGGCGGTGCTTGCAGATACGTGGACTTGTGACACAGCCGGTCGGCCCGTTCCTCCAAGCTGTCCTTGTTTGCCCAGTTATCGCGGCTGATCGGCGGGTTATAGCTTTCAAAGTTCCAGAACTTAGAGCCGCCGCGCATTGTAGACTGTAAGATCGTTCGTATTTCCGCGCGCCCCGCGAACTGGTCTTTTTCCTCAAAGTGCGTCACGGCAATATATCCAAACGGAACCTTGATGGATTTAATCTTCATCGGGTCGTCCGCACCCCGGAACATGATCTTCTGCCCTGTAGGTTTATAAATCAGCTCCATCGGGGAAACCTTTGCTTCCCAATATTCCGCCGCGCCGAGTTCTCCAATTGCCCAGACATACTGCGCATAAACGCTATCGCGTATCGTATTTGCAACCTTGCGAAGCACCAACGCATGGCAGTTTTTGTTTTCCTCCTGCATCAGCAGGGTTGGGACAATGATGGACACGAACGAGGATTTCAGGGAGCCGCGCCCACCGCTCTCGTCGTAGTGTGTATGGCCGTGCTGGAATACGTCACGCGCCACGATATAAAAGGCAGGGCCGATTTTTTCGGACAACCGAACATCAGACATCGATAATCACCCGCACCGCATCTTTCGCGTTTGGCTTAAGTTCTGCCGCAGCAAGACGTTTCGACAGACTGTCTGCGGCCTTCAGGCGGTCAGAAAGCGAAGCGTCCATTCCAAATTGATCCTTTACCTCTCCGCGCATAACAGCAGAATAAAACTGCAGCACCTCGTTTGCGTCAGCGACCTGCGCAGCCTCTTGTTCGTCCAGCCTGCGCTTTATATACGCAGAAATAGCTGGTTTTGACAGGTTTTCTGCCGCAATCACTCTGCATGATGTTTCTTTGTACCCGGCCTTTTTCGCTGCTTCTGTCGCGTTCCCGGATTTCAGATATTCTTCGCAGAATCGTTTCTGCTTCGGCGTAAGTTTTTCATCCGCCATCGCTGTAAAGGCTTGCCAGCAGCTTCACCACATCCGCGATCTGGTAAGTTTCCAGCAAAGTGACATTCTTCGGTTTTTCATCAGGTCGATATTCGTAAACCATGTATTTCGTCACCATCCTGTCATTTTTCGCGGAATAGGTCTGCATTTGATTGATTTTTATTTTGATTCCGTTGTACAAGAGCGCTGTTTGCAGCTTGTGTGCAAGGGCGCGCAAACTCGCCATAGCCGCTCCTTTCTGCCTCATTCTTTCGTTCTCGTGTCTCCGTGTGTGAATAAATATATTTATTCACACCGGAGAACACGAGAACAGGAGGAGGAGGTTTCCGCAGAACGCTGCGGTTCCGATGAAAAAGGGCGTAGAGTTGATCTCTACGCCCTTATAGTAAATGTTAAATTTGGCTCTGGGACGCAGACTTTTTCATAAAAGCCCTCTTTTTTGCCCCACAAGGCGAATAAATTGCCTGTGCCATTCCTGCGCGGTGCGTTCGGATACATAAACCGCCATCGCGGCGCCCTGTAAGGTGTGTGTACGCTTCCAAAGAACCAAGTCTATGAGCCGGAGTCTCTCCGCGCCGTCAACGAGCTGTTCCGTCTCCGCGATTGCATCCGCAACGGCAGCGCGCTCGGCCTTCGTCATCAGCCCGCCGCCCTTATAGCTGCGGATCATCCATTTTGCATAGGCCCACCAGCCGTATCGCGGCGTGCTCATCAGTAATGTTGCCTCCCCTCGCGCTTTGCGCGGTTCGCATCGTGCAGCGTCCGCATACAGCCCCTTGTTGTTGCATATCTCGCTGCGTCCTTCGATTGCTCCTGCTTGTATCTGTCCGCCTCCCGGCGGAACGCTATGTATCGGGCGCAGTCCGTGTGACAGCCGGTATGCCTGTCCGCGCAGCCCTTGCACGGAGCCTGCACCGGTGTAAGCCCTAGATTTCCCTGCATTCGTCCACCCTCACACATACGCGCTTGCCGCCCACCTCGACGACGTAGCCCGTCCGGTTTGTCCTGTATTTGTATTTCTCGGCAGGATACACCCGTCCGCAGACAGGCCGCATTTCCGGGTATACCGGGATCGAGCACGTGATCAGGATCTGCACGCGCTCCCACGAGCAAACCGCAGTCCGCTCATTCGGCAGATCCATCCATCTTCGCCCCGCAGTTGGGGCAGTATTTGTAATTCAGCAAGCTCACGTCATCGTCCGTCTCAAAGCACCACTCTTCGCTGCAAAGGGAGCACTGAATTGTTGTGAGGCTATTCCAGTCATCATCTGCTCGCAGCCACTGTCCATGCACCACCTCCGCAACGTCGGCGGCGGGCTGACGCAGCAGGAGCGTTTTTACCCGCTGCGGTGTCCAGTTCGGATTTTCCGCGTTGCAGGATTCAAAGTCTTTCAGTGCCTCGGTTCTGCTGATAAATTCTTCAGTCGCAACGTTTTCCATCGTCAAACTCCCTCCAAGTGTGATACAGTGCCCATGCCAGCGGGTCACGGACGAACGGCATCTTTTTTGCTTCCGCGTATTTCTTATCAAGGATGCTCATGGCCTTCTTCCACGCGCGATCTCCAACGTGCAGTTCGGCGGGGAAGTATATCCTTTCCAGTCTGTCGATGTCCCCGACGTGCAAGCGAGCAGTCCCGCGCTCGTCAAAGAGCGCGTAGACGTCCTTGTCTTTGATGTAACCAATCATTTCAAAGTTCCCCCTCTGGCCCGCCGAACATCTCACGGTTCCGGCTCGTGCCGATAGCCATGAGGATCTTTCTTGCGCGTTTTCTGGTCATGCCTTGTCCTCCATCTCAAAGTAAAACGTGATCGGTTTCTCTTGCTCAATGACATTCCCATAAACGACCCCTACTTTGTAGATGTAGTTTTCTCGGAGCTTTCTGGGAATTTCCGCGATATAGCGCCGGAACGTTTCCAGAGAATTTGCCCGCTTGTAGTGGTTGCACATTCGGCATGACGGCATAAGGTTGGAAATATCGTCCGTCCCTGCGTCTTCGGCGTTCCATGCACGTTGCGGCTTGAAATGATCGACTTGCATATCCTTGATTTCGATAGCCCGTCCACAATAGGCACAGTGGCCGTCATACTTCGCATAGACCGCTTCCCGCTTTTTCTTACTGAAACTCATACTCCGTCCACTCCTTCAAAATACCGTGTCCGTTCTTCCTGCGTAGGCCAGTCTGGGTCGAAGCCACGCTTGCGGCGGTTCCGTTTCCATCCACTGTAAATCTTCGCATCGCGCCCGTCGATGCTGTACCCAACGCCGCGTTCTGCCCGGTTGTGAACCAGAAGTGGTCGCGGATAATTCGGATTTCGTGCCCTCAGAACCTCGTACTCGCCGACAGGTTCTTCGAGTTTCCAGCCACTTTGCTTCAAGTATGCTCTGAGGTCGGACAGCATCCCGTGTTTGACCGTCAATCTGTTCTTCATCTGCTACTCCATTTCCTTCAAAGCCCGCTCGGCTTCAGCGCGGGTCAAAAATACGGTTTTACCGATGTCATCACGATATTCCGGCGTAAACCATGTGTCTGCAATTTCCAGATCCGGTTCGTCCGGGTAATCAGCGATTTCGTAGCGGATTCGATAGACTTTTGTACCCAGCTTGCACGGCAGAATCAGGACGCGCCCGTCTCTGTCGGCCTCGGCAAGCTCGCGGAGGCGGTCAATCGGCAAACCATCGAATTCCGTGACCTCCGAAATTGCCTTGCCCATCATGGACAGTTTGAGTGCCTCTACGCTTTCCGGGTACATTCCCGTGTCCTCGTAGGCTTTCAACCGTCCGTACAGATCGCGGGCCATCTTGCGGAAAATATCCTTGCCAAAGCCGTTGCTCGTCGGGCCGTTGATCAGCACGTTGAGCGTGTTGTCCCGGCTCTGCTTCCAGTCGATTTCCTTGCCGCCGATCGCGGCGTGCAGAAATCGGTCGGTATCCGGGTCTACGTTGATATTAGGCCTTGTCAATCTTTCCATAGTTCTTCCTCCACATACCGCCAGCTCTGCGGCGGGCGGGTGATGGGCCCGGGCGCAAGGCCGTATTTTGTCTGCCGCAGGCCGGTAAACTCCCACAGATCGCGCGGGTGATCGTAAACGCGCAAATCTGAGATGTGCCAGCCGTAGCCGGTGGCAGCTCCGAGATACCGGTGCAGCTCCGCAGGCTCTAGGCAGGTTGGCCGCGCAGCATCCGACGGGATCCTTCCCGCGCCGTTAATGTTGATGATCTGATCGCACAGAAATTCCCCGATAACCTTTTTCCGCTTATCCCATAAGCCAGTGGTCGGCGCTTTTTCCGTCTTTATGAAAACCGGCTTGCCGTGATACGTCTCTCCATAATTCTCATCGCCGTCTTTCATAATGGTGAGTAGCTTTTCCTCCGGTTTTGTGCAGTAGATATAGCACTTAAACGGCGTATCCATCTTCGGGCGCGTCTTGCGCACCTCGATCGTTTTCTCACCGCTTATGATCTTCTCGCACCACTTCGGGCGGATGCTGATTAAAACAGCTATCATGCTTGTCTCCTTCCTCCGGCGCGTCCGGTAGTTTGTGTTATGTCCAGTTTCTGAAATAGACGCACCCGGTAACAGAGTTTTCCACACCGTTCACAGATTGCGTAATTTGTGTGATACTTCCCACCGTGCCGGTTGCTTCTGCGGCGTGTTACCTGCACATACGTATACTTGTCCAGCTTGTGCAGACCCATGCGGCAAAGAAGGGGGCTTTTCATAAATCCACCTCCGGTGCTTCCGGCGGCGGCATCCAGTGAGTAATCAAGTTCTGCGGTACCTCCCAGTTATCGCACGTCCATCCGTCGCTCGGAAAGTATCTTGCCATATCTACAATCGAGCCGCCCGCGTCCCGAAAAGCAACGAGATATTTGCTGAGACGGTCTATTGGCAGTCTGTCCTCCACGCTGATCCACTGCGGCACCTTCTCCCGCAGCGCCGCGTTCTCGGCGGTCAGGCGCTCGATGGCTTCAGAGGCTTTGTCCAATAAATTCTCTTGGCAGCGCTGCTTATCCTCATGCATGGCGCAGTCTTTGCACTCGCCCTCTGCGCAGCACCGCAGCGCCTGTATAATTTCCTCGTATGTCATATATCCTCCATTCCTTCAAGAACCATTTGTCCCGGCAAAACGCCGTCCTCCATCCACCAGTGCATAACGTCCTCGCCCGTCTGCCTTCCTGAATACCACAACCATACTTGGGAAAGGAGCGCTGTTTTTGCTTCCACCAAACTTTAGACGCCCAGCGATAAAGCGGATCTCTCTCATCCCGTATATGTACCGATGGAACCACCGCGTATCTGTTCTTGCAGGAAGCAACATGACTACCGTCGCTCCATTTTCTGCGGATTCTGCCGCTTTTTGTACCCATTTCCCGATCTCGCGGCCATACGGAGGATTGCACCAACATACGCCGGCCCATTTTTGCACGAGTCCGTCGTCATCAGGCGTAAAATATCGTGCGCATTTTGCGTTTTCTGGAATCGCGCAGACATCTGTCTCAAATGCGAACTCTTCGTTTAGTTCGTCAAAAAAGCCCTGTGGCGTCGCCCACAAGTCGGTTGCGCTTGAAAACATCAAGTCTTTGTTCATGTCTTATCCTCCTTGTTTTCCGCAAGCATTCGCTCGACCGCCTCCAGCTGGATCGAATCAAGTTCGTCCCCGTGGCGCTGCACGCCTTGCTGCAATCGGGCAGCGCCCTTTGACACCGGCCCCATCACCCTGTCCACGGCTGCACGTTCCAGCGGGTTCAACTCGTCATGGTGCCCCTGCACGCCGTATCCGGGCTTTGCAGCGCGGCCAAGCGCCGCAGGGCGTGTGCTGGCCTCTTTCAGCCAGTCAAACACGATCCCTTTGTAATTTGCGGCCATAGAGCGGGTTATCACGTCGATCATTGCAGCCTCGCCGTATTCCTCCGCAGCCTTTGTGATCTGCGTAACAAGGCTTTGCAGGCCGACAGGCTTGTATTCCTCGCGCCGTTCTCCCTTGTACGCGACCCATTTCTCAACGGATTCGCGCAGCGTGGGGGGTAGGGGGGAAAGAATACTGTCCTTGTCCTTTTCCTTTGTCCTTTTCCTTTGTCCATAGCTTTTTTTGCTTTCATCGGAAAGCATTTGCTTTTTTTGCTTTTCGTTGCTTTCGCCAAAAGCATTTGCTTTTTCGGATTCAGGCCGACCGCCCTGCTTTCCTGCCTCGCTTCTGGACGCGGAGATGGCTTTTTGAGCCGCTACGGATTCGTCAATGTCCCGTCGAATCGCAGGCCAAATGAAACGTTCACTCCCGCTGAACTCTGGCTCTGCTCCCGACTCGCGATAATCCATCGCGGCCAGCACCAAGCGCCCCACCTCAGCGGCACTGTACGCCTCGAAATAGCTCCTGTAACTCAGCCACAGCTTGACGTATTCCTTTTTATCTCCCATCCGTCAGCCCTCAGAACGGAAGCTCGTTTTCATCGCCGATCTCCATCTGCGGCATATCCGGCGCAGAGAACGGAACCGGCGTTGTGCTCGGCAGCGGCTTGAACTCCGAAGAGGTCGGCGCAGCGGCAGAAGCATTCTGCCCGTCCCGCTTGCTGTCGCCGAAATAAACGCTTTCTGCGACGATCTCCGCCGTCTTGCGCTTATTCCCTTCTTTATCCTCCCAGTTGCGGATCTGCAAACGGCCAGACACGACGGCCATCCGGCCCTTGGAGAAATACTTGCTGACGAACTCAGCCGTGCCGCGCCATGCGACGACATCCACGAAGTCCGTTTCCTTCTCCGCGCCCTGCGCCGCGAAATCGCGGTCGCAGGCAAGCGTGAAGGATGCAACAGAATTTCCGCTTTGCGTCTGCCGAAGCTCCGGGTCACGGGTCAGGCGGCCCATCAGGACGATTTTATTCAGCATTTGCGTTGCCCTCCATGACCTCACCTGTAGTCTGGTCAACAGGCATATTGTCTACCATTTCCGCATCTGCGACAACAGTAGGAACGCTGAACATATCGTCGCTGATCTCCGTCTTGATCGTGCTGTCCTGCGCAATCTGCCGAACAAATTCAGACTTCATCGGCGCGTATTTCAGAACTTTTTTCAGAACGGTCTTCTTTGCCATCTCTTCAAAGTTGGTCTGCCACGGGCCGGAGCCGTATGCCTTGCTGTACTTCTGCGCATGGGCGCGAACATCGTCCAGCGTCATGATCTCGAAGCCGTAGCCGCCGTCCTTTGTCTTGAACATCGCCCAAACGTTCACCGGGTCGCCGCGATCTCCGTTCAGCTTCGGGATAAATTTCAGGCTGCATTCTGTGCCATACTCGGCAATCAGCGTATCGTTCGCGTGTCCGACTTGCGCCTGGATCGTCTGGATCTCGCCGGAGCGGTATGCAAGGTCGATCATGCCCTTATAGCCAAGCTGGAACTGGCATTCAAGGCGATTCTGCTTGCCGTTCCAGTACGGGATCAAATATGCCTGTCCAAGCGGCGTGTTCGGCTCCAAGCCAAGCTGCGCGGCGGTCATCATTGCGCCGAGGAAAGATTGCGGCGTACACTGCGCCAGCTTCGGATTCGTGGAAAGTGCAGAAAGCGTGATCCGCGTGAACCGCTCCGGCGTCATAACGGAGGGAAGCGCTTTCTTGATCTCACCCTCCATCTGCTTAATATACTGCTGCATTGTCGGATTTCCGCCGCTCTGTGCCTTCATAGCCGTCTGCGCGGTTGCCTGCTGGATTTTGTTCATGATTCTTCCTCCTGTTTCATTTCTGTAATTTTGAATGGCCGGGCCTGCACCGTTTTATAGAACGGTGCCAAATCGATATCCGGGTATGCCTCTTTAAAGGCTTTGGGCTGGAACGTCTGCCGGTTTTGCTGCTTCCAAGAGACGTTGTAGCCGTTGCAGGCGGCCCGCTCTGCCGTGCCCATATCGAGCTTGATCGTGTTTTCGATCTCGCGGCTGCGCTCCGCCAGTGCAGCCGCCTGACGTTTGATCTGCATATACTCAGCCAGCAGCTGTTCGCGTCCGAACAAATCAAGCTGTTCGCCGCTGCTGTCGGCATAAATCGTGCTGATCGCGTCCGTCGTCGCCTCCGAACCGTCTGGTGCAGGCGGGGTGTCTTCCTCGACGCACCGCCAAAAAAGCTTCTCCGCCTCCATCAGCGCGGAGATTTCCGCCTCATCGCGCTCGAGCGTGTATGTAAAGAATCCGCGCCCGAATACGAGAACCGCCAAATACCAACGGTCAAGGCCAGTGACAGCCAGATAGTGCACGCACTGGCAATAATATTTCTCCGGGAAATCCACACCGTTGAACTGCCGAATGTCAAGCGTCGAGGTTGTCTTGCATTCCAGCCCTGCATTTTCGCTGGAAATTCGCCTGTCAATATCTGCGTGCGCCCACGGATACGCGGGGTTCCGAATGATGTAGTTGCAGCGCCGCACCTTTTTCCCGGACGCTTCCTCAAAACGCTTCGCAACATACTCTTCGAGATCTCTGCCGATCCGCATAGCCTCTGTGTCTTCCTTTTCCGGGAGACGCCCAGTCTTATCCATCCATACCGTGTACGGGCTTGCAAAGCGGCTCATTCCGATAACAGCCGCCGCGTCACTCCCGCCGATGGACTTTCTGCGTTCCTCCAGCCATTCTTCGCGGCTCATCTTCACAGTGGAGATTGTATCGAGCATTTACTCTACCTCCTGTTTCATCTTTCCCACCAGCCACAGCGGCGGGAACAAATAACGGTCTTCGTCCTCCGGCTCGTCCGGCTCGTACTCCGGCTCGTACTCCGGCTCTGGAATGCTCAAGTACAGGTTTTCGCCGTCATACGCCATTCCGGCTCACCTCCTGGCGGATCAGCGCTTCACAGAAGCTCTGCACCGTGGAATAGCCCAGCTTTTTCAGAAGCCTGTCCAACTTCTTAGCCTGCTCGTCCGTCAGCCGGAAATAATACCGGTTCACCTTCCGGCGCTTATCGCTGCGGTTCTTCGGCGCGTCCAGCGCCTTGATCGCCGCAGCTGCCTCCGGAACAAGCTGCACGCCGTATTTCTCCGGCGCTTCGCACTGAGAAAGCAGGCATTTGTTGAACTTCGGGTAGTCGGCCCGATGTACCGCGTCGACGCAGGCTTTCGCACCATGCCGGACGCGGGAATCCGTTAAACTTGACATAGGTTCCTTTCTGCCCTATAATAAGGGCAACGTAATTTTCCTTTCGGCCTCTGTCGCGTTGCAGCGCGGCAGGGGTCATTTCTTTTTCGTGCGCTCTCGGATAAGCTTGCAGGTCGCGTCCCATTGCTCAAACAGGATTTCCCAATAGATGCCGCAGGAGAATCGGCCGTCTGTGGTGCAGCCGGAGCGCCATAGCCCGCGCTCTCTGCAGATCTCGCAGGGAGTCTTCAGCAGATCCGCTTCCGTCATGCCAGCCCGTACAGCAGCGCTACAAGCGCGACCAGACCGGTAAGAGCGCATTCATACGTCATTTCCGCCATCCCGGCCACCGCCGACAGGATCATCGCCGCGCCGCTTACCCAAAGGCACAGGCCCTTGACGATCCGCAGTGTTGCCTTCCGGGCCGCTAATTCCTCCCGCAGTCGTTCCCGGCGCTCCTCAGTCGATTCCTCCGGCTCATACCCGAGCCGCTCTGCAAGATTGGTTCTCATTCTGCGTCCTCCTTCGTCTCCGGCAGGCGTTCTGCCGATTCTACCAGTGCCATAAGCCGCTTGTAGTTCTCCGTCCTTTCCCTGTCGCGTTTTGCGAGGTTTGCATACCTTTCAGACAATTCCGCCACTTGCGCGTGTGCAGCCATGTTCTCGTGCTCATTCGCCGCGTTGTTTGCCACGATCACAAGCAGTTCCAGCGTGTGCTTCAGCTCAAACCAATCGTCTCCGCTGAGAATCAGTTTCCGCATTCCGCTTATCCTCCTTCGTCTCCTGCATCCGCCTGGCGAGACGCGCCAGACGGGCGTTTTGTGTCACGAGCTTCTGCGCGTCCAGGTCAAGCCCCTTGCGCTTGAGCCCGCCGATGATCTGCGCCGCCTGGCACTCACACACCAGCGCCGCCTCGATCAGATCATGCAGCTCCTGCGCATCCAGCGTCAGGGTGTAGGTCTTCACTTCCGCCATGTTGCATCCTCCTTCTGTCCACTCCTTTTTCGATTTCTGTTCGTTGCTTCGCAATTCGTTGCCGCTGCGAGGCGACGCTTCGCTTCGCTTTTCCCTTGCTTTGCATTCGATGCTGTGCCGTAGCTTCGCGTAGCCTTCGATGATTTGCCATGCTGTTGCCTGTCGTTGCGTCACGTTGCTTTGCCATGCCCCTGCGTTGCCAGTCTCTGCCCTGCCATGCCATGCCATAGCATATCCACGCCTCGCTCTGCCGTTGCGCATCTGCGCCGGTCGGTACGGAGCAGTTCCATTGCTGCGCTCAGCTCTCAGAGCGAAGCTAAGCCCTTGCACTTAATCCGCCAGAACCTCGTAGGTAAATCTGCCCTTGCCGGAGTTCCGCCACTGGCCGATGCCGCGCAGGCGGCCATACTCCAGCCATTCCAGCACTGCCTCTTTGTGTGCCTTTTCATCGAGCATCACGATATCAAGCTCGATGGAGCTGCCTGCCGGGATTTCCTCGGAGTTCGCAAGGCTGACACGCTCGCCCTGTGCGGTCTGCGCACGAAGCGGCCGCTGGCATTCGCCGATCTCGCCGTTGACCTCAATGGGAATCATGCGCGGCTCTACAAAGATCAGGCCGTCGATGATCTTCTTATAGGCTTTCAGGGCGCTGGATTTCTTGGATTTCACGCGTGCCAGCATACCGCAGGCGTCTTTGAAAAAGCCTTTGATCTGATAATCGTACAGAATCGGCTGTCCGTCGGTACGCGGGAAAACGGTTTTTCCCTTTTCGGCAACAGCGTCCGCGCCGAGTGCTGCGATCTCATCCTCAATCGTGCTTGCGTCCGGGGCCTTGCTTGCGATAAAGTCCCGCGCAATGTTCTCGTTGCTCGGCCATGTGCCAAGAACCGGCTCCAAAAATGTTAATCTGACTTTCATTTGTTCCTCCTCATGCTCCGAGAAACCGCAAAAACGGCTCTCTCGGGATCTTCACTCTGTGCTTGCTTGTGCAGCAGACCGGGAAGCCCAGCTTTTCAGGCCGTTCCCTCGCCATCAAGCGAAGCCATTGCGGGGTACAGCCGAGCACCTGCGCCGCCTCGCTTGCGAGGATTGTTGGCTTTGACATTGCCCGGATATCATCCAGCGTCATTTTTCCTCCTTTCTCGGCTTTAATAACTCGTCCACTGTGCAGCCGTACAGATCTGCGATTTCGTGCAGGCGCGCCGTCTTCGGATACATCTGCCCGGTTTCCCACAGATAAACGGATGCGTCTGAAACCTTTAGCGCCTTGACCACCTGTTGAACGGTCAATCCAGCGGCAAGCCTCGCTTCCTTAAAACCCATGCCTTTACATACCTCCTGTCTGTGAATACTAAGTTTTTCTTGACAACTTAGTGAATTGTGTTATTATGAAAGTACCACCTATCATTATTAAACAATCCGATAAGCTGTCCGGGGCGGTGTTCTTTTCACGCCTCATAAGCCGAGGCATGAATCATGTGCAAGTCGTTCAGAGAAAGAATCAGGTTGTTTCTCAATCGGAATAAGCGCTACAAGTCCATAGAAGAAAACGGTCTAAATGTGCTTGTCGAAACCGAAGGCTCGAAAGCACGCACGGAGAAAAGGCGGTTTCTTGTCAACATGTTTTTCACCGTCGTATCTGCCGTCGCCGCAGTCGCTGCCGCGATATTTGCCGCCCTTACTTACATCAACTCGTAACGGAAGGCAATGACCGCACGCGCAATGGAACGTCCCGAACTCGTCATATCCGCAGTCTGAACCAACAATCTGAAATCCCCATATATACTTGTCTTTCTTCACGCCATCACCTCACTTATTAGATTTGCCCCTCACAACTCTTAGTATAATTAAGGATATACTAAAAGTCAATAAAAACTTAGGATTGTTAAGGGTACTTTTTCGCTAAATTTATAAGGGGTTTTTTATGCAATTTGACGTACAGTCCGTTATAAGAAGAATAGAAATAAGGCTTGCTGAAATTGGGATGACAAAGCAAGAGTTTTACGAAAAAAGCGGAATATCGTCTGGGTCTTTCTCTCAATGGAACACGGGAAAACACGCGCCAAGTATAAAAAAAGTTCAACGTGCAGCCAGTGTAATTGGGGTAACGACAGAATATCTCTTATATGGCGTAGACCCAATGCCGGACTTTGCGGTTAAATCGCCCATAGTCGCACGAATCAACGCCCTGCTTGCTGCAAAAGGTATACCGAAACAGCAGTTTTATAAGGATTGCAGTATTACGTCTGCATCGTACTCTCTATGGAACACAGGGAAAACAAACCCTTCTATGAAAAATCTTAAAATTATCGCAGAATATCTCGGTGTATCAGTAGCAGACTTGCTGCCGGACGGGGAACTCGTTCCGCAGGAGGGCATAAAAAAAGACCCCATCCCGAAGGATGAGGCGGTGAGTCCTGCCGCGCAGGAGATATTAGACTTTCTGGATTCTGCGTCCGGCGAAGAACTCGCGGACGTGATCAAATATATCCGGTATTTGAAAAGCCAGAGGGGGCAAGCATGAAAATTCCGTCTTTTTCAGCTTTCAAAGCGCAGCTCGACATCGAGGCCGCAGCATATGACTTTGAAAATGCGTTAACTGCATTTACTGCGGGAAATTCTCTCCCGTTTTCTGCGGAGCAGGTGTCTGCTCTTGCATCGTGCTCTGTCGCTGTTTCTCTTGTGCTTCTGCAACAATATCATACATGGCTTTCCGAAACGCTTCAGTCATTGCATGAATTGGAGTGAATGGCCTACTCATGCATACCCTCCTTAATCATTCTCAAAAGTTCTTCCTGTTCTTCAACCGAAAGTTCTAACACGATCCGCTTTAGCTGTGTGCGAATCTGCTCTATCTGGCTGCTATCATAGCACACTTCCTGTAAATTTTCCAGCATTGTGGCCTCCTATCTCCAAACTTCCAAATTCCGACGTTTATTTTTGTGCAGCTTCTATGTTGCGGTGGCTGGTTCTAAGTGGTAATATGTAATTGTTTACAAACCATATAAGGAGTGCCGCATTGATGACTAAAAATGAATATATTGTGCAGTGCCCAAGATGCGGGGCAGAGTTCCCGGAACGGGAGAAGTTCTGCCCGCACTGTGACACGCCCAACCGAAAGATGATCTGCCGCTCCTGCGGAACGCAAATCAATGCAAGCGCCCGCGTCTGTCCGGAATGCGGCGCAAGAAACAAAAAGATGATTTCGGTTCAAAAAATCGCGATTCTTTCTGTTCCGTTCGCTGCCGTTGTGCTGGCAGTTGTCCTTATCGCATCAAAGCCCGCGAAGAAGCCAGCCGAGCCGATCAAGAGGCAGGAGCCGGATACAATCTCCGCATCGGAGTCGGCAAAGACGGAAGACGACGCACAGACCGGGGAAACGGCAACCACACCGATAACGGCTGAAAAAACATGGGGCAATAAGATCAAGCTCACGATCCCAGCCGACTTTATCGGCGAAGATGCGACGCAGCAGGCATTGGACGAAAAGGTAAAGGAAACAGACGGGCTTCTGTCTATAGAGCTGAATCCTGACGGCTCCGCGACCTACGTTATGACAGCGGAGCGACACAAAGAGCTTATGCAGGAGCTGGCGCAGAACATTGACGCCCAGCTTGCGGACATGGCCGGTTCCTCTGACTACCCAAACGTCATTTCCGCCGAAGCGTCCAGCGATTACACGTCCTTTACTGTAACGCTTTCTACTGATGTGGTTGGGCTTCAGGACTCACTCCTTACACTGGCATTTTATATGTACGGCGGTATGTACAACGCATTCAACGGAACTCCGGTCGACAACGTGTGTGTGCAGTTTGTAGACCAGACCGGCAATGTGCTGGAGGAAGCGAACTCGAGGGACGCACAATAAATTCAGTGCAGGATTCTCGGTTCCCGCCGCTCGTCCTGCTCCCGGCCTACGTCCGCGACGCAGGCAAACAGGAGCGGAATACCCTTGATGTAATCCACGCTGACGCTATGCACATCCGTCAGCTTTGCCCCGTCGACCGTCACGTCGACTCTCCCATTGTTTACCCGGATGTTGATGCACTCCATATTTTTTCCTCCTGTCATTTATTATAGAACGATTGTTCTAAAAATCAACATGGTATTATGAACAAACAGACCGCGTTATTTTTGGGAATCAGGAATCCAATGGTGTACAGTTTATGGGACTGATGATTTGATATAATATTCGGTTTGCCCGGCCCCATCGTATCTGGAACATACGGTGGGGCCATTTCAACAGATGCCGGATTCAGGAACTATCTGCTACGTTTTCATTGTACCAGATAATGTTTGTAAGAAAAGGGCGAATCCTGCGTTCTTGTCACATGTTTTGCATTTTTATATGGAAAATGTAAGAAATAAAACTGAAACTTACGAATGGAGGCGTAATCATGTCCGCAATACAGGATCTCGCTCCGTTTATCGGCGCGTATCAGGGGAAGATCAGAAGGGCAAAAGATGCAAGCGGGATGACGTTGGAGGAGCTGTCGAACGAGTCCGGCGTTTCCTTCTCTGCCGTGAGCCGATTATACGCTGGAACACAAGCGGATCCACGGCTTTACAACTCGGCTGCGCTATGCAAAACGCTCGGGTTGTCGCTCGACGAGCTGTTCGGCCTTGAAAATCGCGTCGGAAGCCCGGAAAAGCTGACCAAGCAGATCCATCACGTCGAGCTTGAAAACGCCAAGCTGGAGGCAGCAACAGCCCTACAGAGCGCGCAGATAAGGTCTACACATACAATGTGTTACATTCTCGCCCTATTTTGTTTGCTGCTCTCCTTTACCCTGATTGCCTGCCTTGTAACGGATGCGCAGATTCGGAACGCAGGCCTCATTCGCGATGGAGATTTGACCGTAACCGCATGGGCGTGTATCGCCCTGATCGTAGGTTCAGTTCTGGCTTCGGCAATTACTTTCTACGCGATCCGAAAAGAACGTGGAGGGAAACATGGAGTGCATCAAGTGTAAAAAAGAAATTCCAGACGGCGCGCCCTACTGTTGCTGGTGCGGGAAAAAACAGGAAGCGCAGCGCAATCGGACGCGCGGAAACGGGCAGGGAAACGCCTACCAGCGTGGGAAAACGTGGACTGCCCGGTGGACTGAAAAGACGTACCTTGACGAAAACGACAAACTCCATCAAAAGATGAAGACAAAGGGAGGCTTTACGTCAAAGCGTGCCGCGCTCCAATATGCAGCAAACCCTCCGAAGGAAGAGCAGCGAATCCCCACTCTCAGAGAATACTACAAAACATATCTGCGTGGGGATTATCTATCCTTATCGGCTGATCGTCAGGGCGCGGCAGAAAAGGCATTCGAGCGCATGAGAGAAATCGCCGACCGTGAGATCGACGCGCTTACCATCGCGCAGATACAGGATGTTATCGACCGCAACGCCAGCACCTATTACACACGGAAAGATATGAAAACCGTCCTCTCCCACTGTTATAACCTCGCAATCGCAGAAAAGCAAACAACCGTGAATCTTGCAAAGTACATAAAGCTTCCGGAGCTTGAAGAAAAAACGCCGGAGCCGTTCACCGACACCGACGTAAAAAAGCTATGGGAAGCGTATGCAAAAGACCACTTCATTGGGTTTATTTTAACGATGATTTATACCGGCATGATGCCCGGTGAGCTTCTAAAACTCAAGAAAGATATGATTGACTTTGAAAAGAATGAGATCGTCCGAGGCGGCATAAAGACAAAGAAGCGGAAGGAAACGCCTATGGTCTTCCCAGATTTCGTTGCGCCGGTGCTGCATGAACTATGCGAAGAAAGCAAATCGCGCGTCGGAAATATCTGCTGCATAAACAAAGATAATTTTTACAAGAGATATTATGAGTGTTTGGAGCTTGCCGGAGTGCAAAAGCTACCGCCTTACTCATGCCGCCATACAACCGCTACAGCCCTCGCGACGAAAAACATCGACCCGTTTACGATCAAGGAAATCATGCGCCACACGAAGATAACGACTACCCAACGGTACGTACACCCGGACATGAAAGGCATGGTCGATGCCGTAAATCAGTTGCAAAACGACTCGCCAGAGTGAATTCTGTATGCTACAAAATATGTTACAAATGCCAATTTCCCCAGTGTTTTCAATGGTTTTTTCTCCCCTGCTAAGGGAGTAGGCGTCTAAAAAGCGCGCGAGAGTTCAAATCTCTCCTTCCGCGCCAAAGTACCGATTTTAGCTGTTTTAAAGCTAAAATCGGTACTTTTTTATGCTTTTCGCCCCATTTTCTGCGTATTTTCAAAAAGCGAAAAATCACGTTATGACACGCTCTGTAACATAAAATCATTTCCCGTATGCTACATTGTATGCTACAAATTCAGTGCAATGCGAGGGGACTCCCCTATTTTTTGCTACATGGACTTTATTTTCCGAAGCATGGAATCATAGACTTTTCGGTTCACAAGCGATAATGTGTCCATAAGTTCATCAACGACCGCCCAAGCCTTTGCCGGGTCTTTCCCAGCTACCGCAAGTAAAAACTCACTGTCCCCGTACTCGCCCACGGTAGCCGGTTCTGCGGTCACAGGGGCGGGAGCGCCGGAGTAGGAACCCACATGCCTACCGCCATCGCCCCGTTCCTCTTCCTGCATCTTATCGCGTATCACATAAAGATCTGCCAGTTTGGCATAATTGGGATAGCTGGATTCCTCATATTCCAGCCGCGCTATCTCCTTGCGGATCTCGGCTTTATCCAGCATATCGCGCCTCCTTATGCCCGCTCGATCTGCTCCATGCAGCGGCGGATCGCGTCACGGGTTTTATCGTCGTCCGCGTCGCGCATCATATCGTCCAGCTGCGCGCGCATATGCTCGTGGGCATCAGCGCGGGTATAGCGGCCCATTGCGTCACGGCGGCGGCCACGGTAAGAGCTGCCCCGGCCGTAAGTACCGCGCATATCCGCCTCCCACTCGCCATCGCGGGAATAGCCGCCGTCTTCAGCCATCTCGATCTTGTAGGTATTCTTGATGGAGCTGGTCAATTTCTGGATCGCGTCGAGGTCGCCTGCGGACATTTCCCGCTTCTCGGCAATTTCGTCCAGCTCTTTGCAGAGCATTTCGCGGAGATTCCTCAGATCATACATATCGCTTCCTCCTTTCATGCTACGCGCTCGACGGTAAGATTGCTGTTTGCAAAATTAACCGTTTGCGTGCTGGTGTTCCGCATACCTACCGTCAGGCAGCAGCCTCTCGGCACGCTCACCTGTGCGGACACATAAACGTTGAAGTAGTTTTCTACCGCTGCCGGTGTCACAGTCGCCGTCGCGCTTGCCAGGGCTTCACCGTTGATGGCAAGTGCGGCTGTGATTGCCTCGACTGTGCCGCCGGTTGGAATTGCGATGTTGCCGCCGTAGGAGACTTTGAAACTCGCTCTGCACTGATTTGTCAGCCCGCGCAGCGTGACCAGACCGCTGCCCTCGCGGTGCACGATGCACGGCTTGCTGCTCACTGCTGTTTCCGTCAGCGGGACGTTCTGCCCGGCGGCGACGCCGACGACGTTGGAATTTGTAAACTCAGCCAATCCCAAACACCCCGCTTCCCGAATTGCCTGCTTTGCAGTAGTTCAAAATCGGCTCCATCGCCGTCTTCATCGCCTCTGCGCAGCTCGGCTGCTCCATTTCGTCCACCGTTTTCAGGATACAGGCGTATGTGTAGAGATCCGTGATGTTCATCTTGTACAGATCCACGCCCATCAGGTGATCGATGAATTTCTTCTTGAGTTCCTTATATGTTGCCATAAAATCATTCCTTTCATAAAAATACAGCGGCGGGACGATTGCCCCGCCGCGTTGCTATCGAGTATCGGCAATGGGGCCGATCATTTTCGTGAGGCCACGAAAAAGCTCTACGGTATGGAGTTGTTACGCCGCGCAGCCGCCGCAGCCGTAGTTGTAGCCGCTGTTGCAGCAGTACGGATTCGCTACAACATAGGCCGGGCTGGGACTCGGGCGAAGCGTGGAAACAAGGTAATTGTTCTGTGCCGCCTGCGACGCCGCCAGCTGGTAGCCGAAAAGCTGCTGGTTCTGCTCGGCAATCTTCGCGTCCTTCGCCGCAAGCTCCTGCGCCGTCAGACGCTGATCGATGCTGCGGAAGCCGCAGTTCATGGCGTCGATGATGTCGCGGGTGGTGTTCTGCATGAGATTGCGGGTGTCACTGGCCTGCGTGGCGAGGTTGTAATTCACGCCCATGATGGCCTCGCGCTGCTCGCAGCAGCAGCTTGCGATCTGCGCCTGAAGGGCGCTCAGCTGCTGCATGAACGCCATCTGCGCGTTGCAGCGCGCGATTTCGGCCTGCGAGAAGCCGCTGGTCACGGCCTGCGTTACACCAGCAAAGCCGTTGAGCACGCCGGTGTTCATGGCATAGAAGCCGTCACACAGCCCGGAGTTCACGCCATCCAGCTTGCGCTCGAGGTTTGCGAAGTCAGACGTGAGCACATAACCATTCATCGCGCCGCCGTTTCCATTACCTCCCCAACCGTTGCCGCCCCAGCCATTGCCGCCCCAGCCGAGGAGAAACAGCACGGCGAACCACATCCAGTTATCGCCCCACATGCCCATACCGCCGCCGTAGTTATTGGCGGGCTGAAGGGGCATAGTCGGCTGAATGCCGTCAGTAGAAAGACTCATAAAATTCTCCTTTCGTAGATTTTTTGAAATTTATCTCAATCGTGGCCACGAATTGAAATCCGTTTTATCCGATCAGCTGCCGGAACTGCGCCGCCATCTGCTGCAGCTGATTCAGCTGCTGCTGCGAGATTTTCCCGCTTCGTACCAGCTTTTCGACCTCTGCTTTTGGATCCCCCTGAAAGCTATTCTGGAATTGACGGAACCGCTGTATCATGTTCTGGAACTGCCCCATCGGGCCGGGCAGCTGTCCGCCGCCGAGGGCGTTAAACAGTGGGTTCATTGTCCGCCTCCTTCATCTTTCGCGGCCTGACGCTTGGGGCGGCCAGCTTCGCCACAAGCTCTTCAAACTCTCTGCGGGTCACATATTCTTCGCTCATGTCTTTTCGCGGCGCTGCGGGCGCTGGCGCGGCCTGCGCACGCTCTACAAGGTCGTAGGTCGTCATGGTCGGCTTGCCGCTTGCATCGGCCTTTTTCACATACACGACCGGCGCGTTCATATCCCAAAGCGTAACAGCATTGTTGGGCGCGACGATAAAGTCGTTTGCGGCCTGTTCGTTCGGAATCCAGATGATCGACTGATTCTGCGGCTGCTGGGGCTGCGGCTGGTAGGCCGGTATCTGCGGCGCGGGCTGGTACTGTGGGCGCATCATTGGCTCCTGCATCGGCTGACTGATCGGCTGGCCGATTGGCTGATTATAAATCGGCTGCTGATACACATACGGCTGTTGTCCGAACATCATTTATCCTCCTTTGCCCAGTAGAACAGCGGGATCTCATTGCCGCTGTCCCATGTGTCGAAATAGCTTCCGTTCTCCGCACAGACCACATGACTGGACAGAGCAAGAACGTACACGCCGCGCGGATGGTCTGCGCAGAAATCCGCGACGGTATAGCAGTCCGGGCACGTGTTCGGGATTACGTTCCGGGTAAAGCCCTGCTGCCGGAGGTAAGCGCTCCATACGCTGTTTGCGCTCGGCAGATCGCCCATGATGAGCCCCTGCAGGCACAGGCCGATATACACCTCGTCCCAGCTCTTCCCGGTCGCCTTTGCGATAGCCCGGACGGTGCAGTCTCCGACCTTCTGCCCGGCGGGATTTGGATTGAAATAAGAAAAGCCCATACCGAACACTCCTTTGATGTGTCCAGTATGGGCTTTTTTGCGTTTTGATGTGCCTCAGCTGCGTATCACTTGTGCATCATTTCCGCTCAGTTTGGAAGACTGCCGGACGCAGCCTTCATCCGCGCCATGA